TCGAACTCGATCCATTTATCCTTACGACAGATTTAACCCAGATAGAGTTTTTAGGATTTCACTTTCATTGCTATGATGGAAGTTGGATTCCACGTTTTAATCTCGAACGGTTATCTGCTGCCTTCTACTATTCTATTGAAAAACAAGACGTGGCCGCTCAGATATCTAGAATGTGGTCCTTGATGGTAATGAGTGCTGGGAATGGTGAGGATGTATATAATGAATTTAGGGCTGTTGTCGATTACCTGTTGGAGAATGTGTTGGAGTCTAGTGAGGATCCAGTTGTTTCAGCCTTTGTTGATTGTGGAACTCCAGAGTTTTGTGATTGTATAAATTTCTTCCTTGGAAGAGAATCATCCTTTGATGTTTCATCTTATTTTACGTATGATATTATGGAGGCGGTCGGTTTTAAATATCATACTATGGATGGTAAGAATAAAGGAAAAAAAGGAAGAAAGAGACAAGCCCGTACTACGAAAAAAGCTGTCGTGGTCGTTACCGCACCACCTGCTAGACGACCCAAAGGCAAAGGGAAGAAGAAGCAAAAAAAGAAGACTTCAAATCCATCTTGGAACACGGGAATATCCACCCCCGCTGGAACAGCAACAGGATCAGGAGCCTATCGTCTCGCAGGTACAACTAGCTGGAAGTTACCGTTTTGGAATGGTACACTCGGAGGGGAAATCAGTGGGAGTGGCAGCTATCGAGCTCCTACTAGAAATTCCTTACTTCGGACTATTGACACAACCGGTGGACCCCCCAGAGTGGTTAATACAAAGGGCGGAGAAGGATTTAGAATTAATCATCGGGAGTATGTCACGGATCTCCTCTCGGGATATAAACTTACTGACGATGACCCAGGAACACCGTTCAATTTGGAAGAATTTGCAATGAATCCAACGAACTCTCGATTGTTTCCTTGGCTTAGTCAAATAGCAGGTAATTTTCAGGAGTATGAGTTCAATGGGGCTATTGTTGAATTTAAAACATTGAGTAGTAACATTTCAACTACCTTAACTTTGGG